CGAATGCCGCGAGCGTCGTCGTGTTGATCGGCACCGGGAGAAGTTGGCCGTTGACTGACGAGAGGACGCGATGTGTGTATGGACGCCACTTGGTGAACTGCGAGAGGTAGTCGACGATCCGCTGATCGTTGCAGTGAAACACGTGAGCCCCATAACGGCTTACCAGGATCCCGGCCTCATCGTAGCAATCAAATGCGTTCCCAGCTATATGCGGACGCGCGTCGATGACCATTACTGAATGTCCTGCTCTTGCCAGCCGCTCCGCGCATGTCGCGCCGGAAAATCCGGCGCCAATGATAAGGTAGTCGACCATTTATGCGACCTGCCCTACGCACTTACGCGCCCATCGTCGTCGGGCAGCCTCCGCGCATTTCTCGCGCGTTTCTTTCGTATGCGTCTTTCCGCGATGGGTTTCAGCCTGTCTCTCGCGTTGTTTTGGGTCCGCCATCTGGCGACGAGTGGCGTCCGCGGTCTTCTCACGTTCTTTCGGGTCGGCATATCGTCGACGTTGGGCGTCAGCAGCTTTCTCATGTTCTTTCTGACTTGCCCATCGCCTGTGACTAGCATCTCTAAGCATCTCACGCGCTTTCGGGTCTGCCCATTGCCGGCGTGCGGCCTCCGCTAGTTTGGCCCGTGTTGCATCCGTAAGTTTTCTACCGCGAATAGCCTCAGCCGTTTTCGCATGTTCATTCGGATCCTGATACCGGCGCCGTTGAGCAGCGCCCATCTTCGCGCGCGTTTCGGGTGAATGCTTCTTGCCACGCCAGGCGTCACTGAGCTTCTGGCGCGTCTTCTCCGAACACTTTCTGCCGCGACTGGTCTCAGCCGTCCTCGCGCGTGCGCTTGGATTCTCCGTATACCATCGCCTTACAGCCTTCGCGGTTTTGGCATGTTCATTCGGATCCATCCATCGCCGACTGGCGGCCTTCACCATCTTCGCGCGTAGCTCTTTCGTGAACACAACCGGTGGCAACGCATTCCCGCCAGCCGCTACGTTCTCCAGCGTCCAGCCGTTCTCTCGGCCATGTGCGATCCAATACCGTTCTCTCGCCTCCCAGCCGATCTCGTCGCACGTTTCCAGCACGTCATAACTGACGGCCCAGGGGAACTTCCCACGCTGATGTGTGACCAAACGACGTTGAACGTTGACCGACTTACCGACGTAGCGGCGCCGTCCATTGGTATCGATCAGCGCGTAGATGACTACCGGTCTAGTCATTGACGTTCTGCAACCAGCGCCTTCTCCGCTAATCCGACTTCGCAGGTCTGCGCGTGCGGTTGCAACGGATCAGCCTTCACCGCGCCGCAGAGCCGGCAGCGATCTGGCCCGCTCTCCTTCCATCGACCACCGATAGACGTCTCCATATAGCAGGCGTCGACGAGATCACGCAGGGCCTGCCGCACCGTCGGAATTTCTCCATTGGCGGCTTCGATGGCGATTGTTTTCATGTGACTCATACAAACCGCCCGTAGATGCGGTCCCAGCCGAGCACGTGCGCGCTGACGAGGCGCGTCAGGCCGTCCGCGATGCCGCCATCGCGTGCGCCGACGTAGATCGGTCGCGTCTGGCCGTGCTCCGCCAGGTCCCGATGCAGTTGCCGCTTCGACACCAGCCACGCGCGCCGGTCCGCATCTTTGAGCCATTCCCTATGGGTGCGTAGATAGGCGATCATCTGGTCCTCGTCCTCGCCGCCGAGAAACGCCGGCAATGCGACAGCGAGGTCGCGCCATTCCTGCCGCGTCTTCGACACGATCTTCGCCTTATGCCAGGCGTCGTACAGCGGCTCGACATCGAAGGCATGGAGCACGCCGTCGAACCTCACCGAGAACATCCCATCTCTCCGTGCCGGGTCCGCCTCGGACGGGATGTCCGCAATGACGCCCGTCTCGACCCAATCGCTGCAATAGCCGCGCACACTGGCGATGTCGTACGCGGGGCAGCCATGTCGCCGCCGCGCTACCGCCGAGACGATAATTAGGCGACGTGTGCGCACCCTGAGCGCGTCCAGGAGGTCGACAAACGCCGGGATCGGGAAGTAGTAGTGCGCGTTCGCGATCAGCACGACATCCGAGAGCGGCAGCGTTGTCGGATCGAACTCGCCCACAGCGGCGCGGCGTACGACGAAGTTCGCTCCTGATTGCTTGCGGTAGACCGCCGCTTGTTCCACGTAATGCTTACTGCGTTCGAGGCCGACAACGCGCTGGAATCCTGCCTCTTCTGCACAGCGCAGGAACAGGCCGGCATTGCACCCGATATCAAGAAATGCGCCTCGATTACGGCGCGGTAGCAACGGCTCTATGAACGTGCGCCACTTGCCCTCGTTCCAGAACACGCTCTCCGCTCTGGCTGGGTCTTCATAGACCGCGCCGTCGACCGGCAGCACCTGATACCAGCGGCGATTGAACGCGAGTCCCTTTTCAGCCATGGATCCGCTTCCAAAAATCGGTCGCGTTGCCCCACGGCTCTACGTCGTCGTATTGCGCCATGTCGTCTCGATAGGCCCGCCGGCCCATAAGTGACTCGGCATGATTGACCGTGACGCACGGCCGCGTCGTCCACGGAAAACGTTCCAACTTGCGCGGTGTCAGGCCCAGGTTCTTCTCATAGCGCCCCGGCTCACCGAAGCCAGCCTTCTTGGCGATAGTCGTATCGAGCGGAGGATTGGGGTACCGCGCGAACTTCTCTGTGAGCGCCTCGACCATCAGTGCGCGAGGATAGATTCCCATTCCCATCTGCGTGCGCGGATTCGCGAAGTAGAGCCCGACCCGGCTGCGCCCGTCTGCCGACAACTTGCGCGTGAGTACGAGTCTGTGTTCGTTGTACGCGAACACGTCTAGCGCCGGCCTGTACTCCCAATGCTCTGGCACGAGCAGACAATCGTCCTCGGCTGACGCGCAGTAGGGCGTCGTCGCCGCCTGGCACCCGATCAGGATGTTCCTGTAGACGCGGACGATACTCGTCGGCTCGTTGCCGATGTTGAAATTGCGCTCGCACTTCTTCGTGAACCACGCAGGTAGCTGTCCGTGCGCGATGGTGATGATCGGATAGCGGTCTTGAATCGACGCGAGTAGTTCGCGCCGCACGGCATCGCCGAACTGTGGCGTGATGCGGAGCGCCGAATAGTAGAGAACGGTTAGATCCACAACCGCCTCCACCAGTCACGGATCCGGTGATACCAGCGGTATGGACACGTCGCAGACGAACAGCCGGCGACGAAGTTCCCGTGAAAATCGCGGCAGACGGCGCAGGCGTCGCACTGATCGCAGGCGTCATGCGGACAATAAGCGTGTCCGCGCGTCGCGTGGTCGGCTCGGCCGCTCCCGCATCTCCTGCACGGCAGCTCGCCTTCGCGTAGGACGCGGTTCTGTGGGAACTCTGGCCACGGACGCATCTTGTCTGTTCCGTCTGTCTTCATGGCTGCACCCAGAAGAACGCCGGTTGCCGCACGCCGCGATGATTCCGCCGGCGCTCGTCGGTCACCCACCAGGACGAGATCCCCTGCGCGCGCGTGAACGTCTCGACGGCCTCGATCACTCCGCCGTCCCTGAAGGCGTAGTAATCGTCTCCGCTGACGATCCCTCCCGCTCGCACCTTCGGACTCCAGGCGTGGAGGTCGGCGAGAACGTAATCGCGCCGGTGATTGCCGTCGATGAACACGAAATCCAGCGCACCGTCAGGGATGTCGGCCGCGGCATCGAGGCTCATGGCGCGCACGATCGTGACGTTGAACGGCCCGAGTCGAGCGGTCGCTTCCGCGAAGCACGCGTCCTGCCGCGCTTGCGGCTGCGACCGCGGGTTGCCTGAGTAGGCGCGCCACGGATCGACGCACAAGAGATGCACGTTCGAAATCGTCCGGCAGAGGTGCTCGGCGAATCGGCCGCGCGCAACCCCGATCTCCGCGCCCGCCGTGTAGCCGCGGCCGGCGAAGAGAGATGCCAGATCGACACGCCTGAATCCTGGAACGACGACGGCTCCGACTGCTGCCAGATCGGCGACGACACATTGGGCCGTCGGCACCATCGTCACGATTGCTCCCACCACCAACTTCGAAAACACTGCCCTTTCCGGTTCCGCCGACGTGTATCGTCGATGACCGACCATTCGCGGATGCCCTGCGCCTCGACGAACTCATGCACCGCCTGATGCACGCCGGGCGCGTCGTAGTCGTCGCCGCTTACGATGCCGCCCGGCCGTACGCGGAGGCTCCAGTCGTCGAGGTCCTGTCGGATCCATTGATAGGCGTGGTTGCCGTCGATGTAGACGAAGTCGAGCGAGGCTCGCGGCACGGTGCGCACGGCATCTGCGCTGAACTGCCGGACCAGCGTCACCCGATACGCTGCCAACCGCTCGACGGCGATCGCGTAATTCCTATCCTGCCGGTCCTGGCTTGCCTGCTTCGGGCGTGTCGGATAGTTCGACCACGGGTCGACACAGAGCAGCGTTAGGCCAGGGATCCCCTTGCAGAGCGCCAATGAGAAGGCTCCCTGCCGTACACCAATCTCCGCGCCTCGCGTGAAGCCGCGTTCCGCGAAGAGCCGCACGAGATCGGCGCGGCTAAATCCGCGCTGGATGCACGGGCCGCTGGCCACTATTGAACTCCCGCTCCATGCGAATCGCCTCCGCCTCGGCGTCTGGCACCCAGAGCACTAGTTCCACGAAGGCGCCACCGTCGCAACGGTGCATCGAGCCGTGTGGCGAGACAGAGATGCCTGAATCGCCGTGCATGCGCCCAGCCGCCGTGCGGAACTCCTCGTCGGTGTATGGCAACGCGCGTGACATGTCAGGCCCTCCGCCGAATACCGGTGCGGGTAAACGTCAACGCCTCGCATCGCAGGTAGTTCTCCTCGATCACACTCACGTTAACGCCATGCTCCCTAAGAATCCATGGCCAAGCGATCTGATCGTGGAGACAGTACGCCGTTTTCGATAGCCACCAGGCTTCGAACGCCCGCACGACGTTCCTGGTCGGCCGACAGATGAACGCAGTCGAAGCGTACAGCGTGTCGTCCGTATAACTGGAGCTTCGGATCACGTCATGGAGTTCGGAGATGCGCTCGCCCCGGTACCGCGAATTCAGATACGTCTCGCCAGGCCGCGCCATGCGGTCGAGCATGAACGCTACTTCCTCCCGTATGGTCCGGCGGTCAGGATGCCGGAATACAGCGATCTCCGCGTTCCCGAGGCGTTTGAGAAACCACGGCACCGCGTTCACTGTCGGGGCGCAGCTTCCGTCAATCCACAGGTAGTGCGTGGCACCAGGCGCGAAGTCCCACGGGAACATCTTCACCAACCCGACCTGGAGCCGAGAGGTCATTGCGAGCGGGCGCGCGGCGAACGTGTTGTCGTCAATCCGGTGCACCTCGACGGTCACGCCGTCCGGGGCCTTGAGGGCTGGCCAATCGGAGGGACGGTCGTAATTCCCGAGGTTGGCTGATAGCGCGGCGATGCGCGTCATGACCCGATCCGGCCCTTCACGCCTTCTTCAGCAACGTGCCGATCGCCCGATGGAGCTTCCGCGCCTCGGTGGCCGTCAACGGCAGCCGCGCCAGATGATCCTCTCGCTCCAGGCTCCGCTCCAGCGTCAGCTCCAGCTCGATGCCGTCGTCGGTGCGCGTCGGGTAGATGCGGCGACGACCAACGCAATAGATCTTCGGTGAGAGTTTCACGATCTGCCCTCCCGTTGCTGGACCCACCTCGCCACGATCCCGCCGTAGCGCGACTGTCGGCGCGGATGGTCAATTAACGCTTGCAACTGCGCTTCACATTCAGGATTAACGATCCACCGCGCGTGCTTTACTGATTTCGCTGCCGCTTGCCAGTGACGCAGCCAGAACTGCTTCACGTCGTCGTAGATCGCGATAGGCGCGCGCCGACGATCGATTGCGCCTTGAATGGCGACAGGCGTTGCCACGACGGCGCAGATCCAAGCGATGAAGTTACGGCGGTCCAAGATCATGATTTCAACGTGTTAACCGACTAACCACTCGTTGCCTTGCCCAATAAGAGACTTCCGCAGCTCATTTGGAATGAAGTCGCTGGACCCATCTGTCTGAACGAGATCGGGCAGATCGCCATCCTCTAATCGTTTCAGTTTCTTCTCGGCCCGAAGGATCTTAAACCGCCAATAGCTGATTATCTGTTCCTTCAGACGCGGCCGGCAGAAGTGGACGCCGCAGCCAAAGTCGGCAACCTGTTGATGGTGAAACAGGGCGCAGCATTTATCGCACGCGACGGCGGTGCTCATTTGTCGTTCCTTTCTGTTAACCGGTTAACGGCGCGGCCGCGTCCCAATCTTCGTGATTCGCTGATTCATCCTCGGACGACCATCCTGTGGATACAGGCCCGAATCCAGCCTGCCACGCCACAACGCAAGGCCCGCCTGTTCCACGCCTGGCATCATGGTCAGTTGATCGTAGAGCGCGCTGCACTCGGCTTCGCTCAGGTCCGCATGTCCAGGTGGCGGCATATTCCCATTGACGGCGCACCACCATTCCGCTAACGCCTCGATGTCTGTTGGCATAATCATGCTGACTTCTCCAGGCTTCATTGCCGGATCGGCCGTTTCATTCCTTTTTTCCATGCCGGCCTCGGCTCGCTGATAAAGAACCAGCTTCGCGCGCTGTCCCGAATCTCGCCAGGAATTTCAGCCTTTCTTCCGACCAAAAACAGGGGCGAGATATCATACACGTCGACCCACGCATTGACGCCCTGCACCGTGTGCATCAAGTTCGGCCATCGATGACGTGCGTAGTCGTGCCCGCTCACGATGCCGCCCGCGCGGACCTTCGGGCTCCATGCTGCTAGATCGGCAATGATGTGCGGCAAGCTGTGGTTGCCGTCGATGTAGACGAAGTCCAGCGAGCCGTCGTCGAATTGTGTCGCTGCATCGACACTGAAGGATCGAATAATCGTGACATTGTAAGGCGCGAGCCGAGCCTGCGTCTCGTGATAGAACCGCTGAAGTTTCGTACTGTCAACATGATCGCGATAACCAATGTAGCTCTGCCACGCATCGACGCAGAAGAGATGCACGTCTGGTATCGCACGACATATGGTTTCAGCGAAGACGCCGCGTTCTGTGCCGACTTCTACCCCGACACGAAAGCCAAGATCGCGAAACCAGTCAGGTAACTGGTCCCGTCCACAGTTCGGTAATTCAATAGGCGAACGCTGGCCTACTTCAAGCGAGAACTTGCCTTGAAAATAAGCCAGCGTCTCTGTAGTCGACATGCTTTGCATTGACGTGCCGGCCTTACTCACCGGATCGCGCCTGCCTAACCCAACCTGAACTTGCCATACTGGGCCTTACACCGCCATGTCCCGCCTGCCGTGTCCGGCCTCTCCATTCTGGGCCTTACCTTGTCTTACGCCTAATCTCAGATATGTGCCGGCAACTCCTCCGGCTTCCTGTTCTCGAACCACGTCCGATGCTTTTCCCAGTCGCGCCAGTCGGCCGGCCACGCGTAGCGCGGATCGGTCAGCCATTTCGAGAGTAGCGGCCAGAACTGTTCGATTAATGATTCGAATGTTCGCGTCGCGCCAGGATACCGATCGTTGATCCAGTACTCCGTATAGAACGCTTCTGCTCGTCGCTTTTCACGAAGGTTTAATGTAAAACCACGGCCCTGCCGTCCATCCGCGCCGACGCTCTCTTTCCCTTTGTGCCAATGGGCCACAAAGGTCTTCCGCGTAAGCACGCAACGTCCACCGGTAATCCACTGCCGTAGTCCTAACTCTTGAGCCTCCTGGTAGAACGGCCCAAGATATGTTGAATTAAGCGGGCCGAGCCGATGAAAATTCGCGGTGTGCTGAAACCAACACGATCCTTGAAACGACATCAAATCATCGATCTGAAATTGCGCACGTTCCGCGTTGAGTAGCTTATTGGTATCGTAACCTGGCGTGACGGCGTGAAATCCTGCGCCGTACATTGAGCTTTTCATCGGAAAAGTTAGGAAGTGGTGATTCCAATTCCGTGGCCGTACTGCTGCCTTCTCGCCGTTGCGCTCCCACGTCGGCCCGTCGATCGAGTGGCGCGTCGGCACGGCCAGCCAGTCCTCGTCACAGTCTGCCTTTAAGATCTCGTCGTACCCCTCGCCGACGATACAGTGCGCGTCGAGCTTCATTAAGTATTTCCCGCTCGCGACCTGCGCCGCCTCATTAATCGACGGCCGCATCCCGGTCGACTCGTTGTGCCGGATGACCACCAGGCGCTTGTCGTCCTTCAGCGGCGGATCCGGCCACGGGCCGCCGTCCAGCACCACGATCACCTCCACGTCGCCAGCCGAGTTCGTGAGCAGGCTGTCGATCGTGTGCTGCAAATAGCGTTCGTTGCGCGATGGGATGATGACCGAGACTCGTCCGGCGTGCATGTGCGTCTCCAGGGTGGTAGCGTTAGTTAGTCATGGCGCGCGCGTCATCGTCCTCGCATGACATGCGCGTCAGCGTCTCCGCTTCTCGCCGCTCCCACTGCTCGTCCATAATCGAGATCCCGCGCGTTGCAAGTGCGGCGGCGTGTCCGGATGCGTAGGCGTCCGCCAGATCTGACGGCATCCTCAGCGCGTCGGAGACGTATCCGACATGCTCCGCATAGAACGCGCGCAGACCGGCGCGCCATCCCTCGGCGTCACTGGCGCAACGCTTCGCGAGCTTCTCCACGGCGCCGCGCTCTCGGCGCAGGATCCGGAGCGCCGTGTCGTGCGCCAGCAGTACGGCCTTGACCGATTGCTGGCTCCCTGTTCCGCGCTGCCGCGACTGATCGGATACGCCTTGACGCGACGCCGGCTGGCTCGGCTGATGGTCTTGGGCCGCCAACCGGTCCAGCTCCGCGTCCGGACTCATGTCTTCCCGCGCGCGCGCCTCGCTCGGACGCAGGACGCGGCTCCGGATGCCGACCTCGTACGCCTGCATGCGCGTCAGCAGGTCTGACCGGACGAGCGTGTCCATGTTGAACTTCGCGAAGTAGTCGCGCGCCACGATCAGGTAGATATAGATCGCCTGCTCGAACTCGACGACGATCGGCTGTAGCGTGCCGGAGACGTACTCCTGGGCCGACTGCACCTGCGAGGCGTACGTCTGCGTACCGCTGATCCCGAGCTTGTGCGGCGGCATCTTGAACATGCGCGCTACGTCACGGCCGCTCAAGTCCTTCAGGCCGAGCAGTTGCGCCTTCTCCGGATCGACGCCGAGGTTCTTGACATCGATATCTTCCGGGACGAGCAGCACGCCGCCGGCATTCTCGACGCCGGAGACGTAGCGCGAGATGCTCTGGTGGAGGCTCCTCTCTTCCTCGTCCTCCATCTCGCCGCCCTTGTACGTCGCCAGCAGGGCCGCCGTCGCGCCCTTCTTGAAGAAGATGCGCGTGTAGTCCTGGAGCGCCAGCCCTGTCGCCAGCCCCTTGCCGCCGTAGTCCGTGCGGCTCAGCGCGTTCAAGCCGTCCGCGCTCGTATTCCGGACCACGAACATCTCCGTGTCCATCACGTAGCGTGGCGGACCAACCGGCTCAGTGAGCTTGAAGCGCATCTGCCCGCTCGGCAGTACCTGCTGCTCGACGCGATCCGGATGTCGCGGGATCAGCTCGTTGATCATCGTCGTCGAGCCGGGCCGGTAGACGATCTCGGCGTAGGCTGCCGGACGCAGGAGGTACTGCCAGACGAGCGTCGACCAGAACGCCTTCGATGACTGCCACCGGTTCGGCTGCCACCGGCAGCGATAGGCGAGCGCCCCGATGCCTGGGTCACCGAACTGGACTTTCTTGTGCGCACCGTCGCCGAGGTCCGCGAAGAACTGGCAGGTCATCGCGCCGATGTCGTCGGAGATCGTCTGGACGGCGCACTGGACGTAGGAGAGGGTCATGGCGAGCTCGGGACTAATAGCTACACCACCTGCCATGGCGATCGTCGAAACCCAGGACCAAGGTTCGTACCAGAAATCGCTGCCAGGACTCGCGCCACGCCTGGGATCTGACTCAGTAGCTTGTTGGCGAACTGATGATAATGAGGCTAGGAACCCCATCAGTACACCTGTCGCGCGTGTGGAGGACGGCGATTCTGCGCCTGTTCGGTACGGCCATCACGAAGACTCTGCCCAAGTACAGTGCATTCGGAACTACAGTCACATCGGCAGACCCACTTAGATCTGCCGTGAGATGGGTCTACTTCGGCCTGACGCAGCACGACGAGTCGACCGAAACGCTGGCCGGAGAGATCAATAAGACGCATGCACCGAAACAACAATGACCGATCGCTGGATCGTCACTCGTGTCTCCTCTCTCGCCGCGCGTCGGGCGGCGCAATGAAACGCGTACGGGACGGCAGCCCCAGCCAGATCAGGATCAGCCCGGCCGGCAGGAGCGCGAGCTGGCCGATTGCCGGCCAGAGCGCGACGGTGATCATGCCGACGCCGGCGCCGACCGTGACCTCTTCGCGCCCGACGCTCTGGACGATTACGACGACGATGCGCCAGATCGCCAGCACGAACTGCCAGACGGCCTTTGGGCTACGCCAAAGCATTTGCCGATTATTCTACGCCTGAACCGGTGCATCGCTACTGATTTCCTTCCAGCCGTCCGGTCTCCACGCCTTCGCCGCCCCGCGCTTCCGCCGGCTCGGCGCGACGGCGTTCGTAATAGGCCGTCTTAGCAGCGCTCAACTTTGAACGATGCTGCGCTGACAATGAACGCCCACGCAGCGCGGTCGAAATCTTGGCCCGTGTCTCACGCGTGCGCGGCCCGGTGCGAATACCGCGGCGCGCGGCCGAAATATTGGCGCGTCGCTCTGGCGTGAGAGCGCGGCCCTTCAGAGCCGCGCTCAATTTCCCACGATACTCCGATGACGAGGATCGAATCTTGAATGCCGCGCTCAATTTCGCGCAATGCTCAGGCGAACGCGGGCCAGAGGTGTCTGGCACCGCGTTGCCGCCGTCAGCGATGTTCTCGATTGGCCAACCTCGCGCGCGTCCCTGCGCGATCCAATACCGTTCGCGCGCCTCCCAGGATGCCGCGTCGCATGTTTCGAGGGCTTCCCACGACGCAGCCCACGGAAAGCGTGTTCGCTGGTGTGCCTTGAAACGCGCTGATGGATCCTTGCTCTTTCCGACATAACGCTGTAGCCCGTCCGCGTCACGCAAGACGTAGATCGTAACACGCATGATCAGCCAGCGAGACGTTCGAGCACACAGCTACGCATGCGCCTGCGCATCGTCGTCCCTCCATCCGTCAGGCGTCCATATCTTTGCAGTGCCTCGCCGTCGATGGCGAGGCACTGGCAAAACTAGTACCTGGCTAAGTGCCATGACTGCCGCGATCGCGAGGTCGATCCGCTTGCCTCCGGATGGCTTCTCTAGCCAGATGTTCTCATACCGGTCATGCTTCGGTTCCGCGTTCGCGACGCACCACGCGAACACCGGATTCCCGTCGTGCTCGATGCGCCGCAGCCGCACGAGGGCGTAGAACAGCTTGATGAACTCCGAGAGCCGCCGCCCCTGCCCGATCTCCACGACGGTGTACTTCGCGCGATCCCGCAGGTCGACGGCGAAGCCGGTCGCGTTGTAGGGATCGTACCCGACGCGCTGCGGCTTATACGCCGGGCCGATCTCCCCGACGAACTGGTCGTAGATCTCGTTCTCGTCGATCACCGGCCCTGGCGTCACGCGCAGGTGGCCGGCGCGGCGCCATACGTCGTACGGGATCTGCTCGTTCTTGACGCGCTCGACGAGCGTGTCCTCCGGCAGCCAGGCGAACGTCGTGAGGCGGATGCGGTATTTGATCTTCCAGATCCGCTTGACCGTCTGCCCGTTCTCGTTCTCGTCGATCTCTACCGTCTCCTCCTTCGCGGTTGGCGGATCGTCAAACCGTTGCGCGATGGCACAGCCGGTCAGGTCGAGCTTCATCGACATGTCGAAGGCCGCCGCGCAGGGCACCCCGCTCGACGGCCGCACGGTCTCCGACCGGCAGGCGTCCCACTGGTCCGACGGGATCCAGATCGAATGGCTCTGGGTATTGTGAGTAATTAAGCCGTTCGTAATATGCGTATGAACGTCGGCGACTTCAATCCCGATCGTTTCAGTCTCGTGACTAGCCTGACTACGCGTGACGCGATCGAACAGCATCTCGTCGCCAGCGACAGGGGAGTCTGCGACGGCTTTGCATCGTAGCTGTCGAAGCGCCGTAAGTCTCGTAGCCTTCTCGGTATGCGACGGGGTCAGAACATCGACAAGAATCGCGAGCGCGGCGGCGTTATGCACTTCGAGCCGATGGCATGTTCTATCCGCTTCACGGCCTAGACGTCTATCCCTAGACCGCACGGTGCGTACCGTTGATTGAACTCCGAGCAGGGCTAATAGATGCTGGCAGTCTTTAAGTAGTGGTTCATTGATGCTTGTCCACTGAATCGACCGCGGCGTAACGTGACCGTCAGTATCAAGATAACCAGACAAGAACGCCGCCCAGGCTGACGCGCCAGCACTGAACAGTAGTGCCGGAACGCGTTTGGTATAACAGGTCTGCCCGTTCAACCCATAATGCTTCAGAAGAGTTCGGATCGGTGTCTGTCGTGGAGTCTGGCGTTTTATCGCGTGGCGAAAGTCGAAATGCGCACCATCCGGCAATGGCGCCAACTGACAGCCTCGCGCTGTCGCGAATATGCGGCAGAAGTCGATGACGCCTGGATTTGTAGCTGTTAGCCGCGGTCTTGTTGTTGTTCCGTCTCCAATCATGATACCGAGAAACTGCGCGACATCTGCCGAGACTCGACGGCCACCACGGTGTTTGATATATCCGAGGCCGACCGCTACCCGATCGCCTCGCCGAAGTTCTTGCGCCTCTACCCATTTATATATTGGCGCTGCTGCTCTTCCTGACCGCGTCCAGAACTTATGGTTGGGCGTGACGTCAATTTTTCGCCCACGCGCGGTTGCGATGTGATGAATAGGCGTGACGCCATTCGACCGAACGATCTGGACTGTGCCGATGCATAGTTCTCTAGACTGATCATCGAAGGCCAGAATACGTTCTCCGGCCAGAAGGTCACCAGCCCGTATCAAACGCCCGTCAGCCATCGTAATTAACGTATCAGCCGTCACGCACCAGCAGCAGAAGTTCAGCCGCTTCGTCCGCGCGAGCGTCGACGGCTGGTTGAGCGCCTGCCGCACGACACCGCGCAGGTACGTCGAGAGCTGCGGCAGGTCGAGGATCGCCGGGTTCACCTTCGGCCAGACGCGCTCGTCGGTCCAGTCGTCGCACGCCTTGCAGGCGTCGTCCGGCTGCGTGAGCCCGTTGGCCCGGCACGCCTCGCACGGGTCGAGCTGGCAGATGTACGGGAAGTACTCCTCGTCGACGAGCGTGCCCTCCAGCACCTTGGTGCCGTAGTCGTGCTTCGTCCAGCACACCGAAGTCTTGTCGTAGCCGGCGTTGGTAATCATGACCACCTGGCCGTCGACCTGCGTCTTAATGCCGAGCCGCATCTTCTCCGGGATGATCGCCGGCACCTCGTGCAGCTCGTCGATCAGCGCCGTGAAGACGCGCTTGTTGTCCAGGCTGCGTCCCTCAGAGGTCAGCGGCCGAAAGAAGGAGTTCCGCGCGACCCACGCCGTGTTGTACTCGCCGACGTTAAGCAGGTCTCGGAGGTCCTCCGATCGCTCGCACATCCGCTTCGCGAACTGGTAGAGATAGTTCGCCTGGTCCGAATTGACGCCGAGCGAGTAGATCTCGACGTTCGTGCGATTCGCCCCGACGAGCCGGTAGAGTCCATACCCGGCCAGTGCTGGCGTGTTATGCGTCGGGACCATCGTCTTGCCAGCGAGAAACAGATGCGATGGCGCATTAACTGCTATGCACTTCACCGGCACCGACGGTACTGGCTGCACGTCAACGATACGGCGTTCACCAGACAGTCGACGCCGTGTGTGCCGCTGATACTGCCACCGCGCCTTCCTCGTGAGTCGAAACACAGGCAGATCGTGCGGAGGATGAAACTCTATGACCCAGCACGCGGACACGTCTCGGCCATAGAGCGTCGCGCGGCGCTCGTGCACGGTGCACTTTATGCCGAGCGATACAACAAGTTCGGAAACCCCATCCGCGAGCCGTTTTTTCGTTGATGTGAATCTGCACCCTCCTGTTACTTGAAGGACCTGGCCATCCGAATCCATTAGACCCTGTAGTAACCCCAAGCGCTGATCAATAGCACTCCTGAGATAGGACGCTGGCACGTGTTTATTGCCGAAGAGACCGAGCGCGCGTAACCTTGTGGCCATCGCGACCAGTGTTGGCGCAGACGCATCCTCGCCGAGGCGCGCAGCACGTCTGCGTTCCCGCTCGCAGGCGCGGCAATGTCCATTCACTGTGTCGGTGGCGCGCGGATGTCCTCGCTGGCAGGTCTCGGTTGGTCTTCCACCTAGACGATACCGGCCTGTCTTCTCAATCGGCCCCTGTCGCTCTCCAACCGCCACACCAGCCGCAGTAAGATGCTCGATCGCCTCCAGATCCTGATCGCCAATAGTCACGCGCGCACAATCAGAATCTCCATCGCCAAGCCAGAACCCGAGCACGTATGGATCGATCGGTAGATCGGCCGACGGTAAACCGAGTGGAGCCGCTAGTGGGATGCTGTGATTTGCTGACTGATGCCGGCCGTTCGCGTAGCGCAGCGTATTCGCAATCTCGACGGTCGTTCTCAGGCCATGCTTCCATCGGCCGCGCTCTGATCGTTTAACGCCAGCAGTAGCAAGTGTTTGTCCGCGCTTAGAAAAGGTGCGTCGTTCTGTGAACCAGAGATGATCTGCGTCCGCCACAATGGCCGTGCCGTCATCGAAGACCACCCGATAACACGGTAGCCCATGTTTCACATTGGACACAGCAATGACATCAGTCGCGCGACCTAGGTCATCGAATACTTGATTGCCAACTTGTAACGCCTCAATCGTCGTCCAGCCTGTAGGCGTCGCAATTGGCGTATCGAGCGCGAGACATTTCGTACTACCCTTCCCTGTCTCCAGGTAGGCTTCCACGAACCGAAGATGTCCGTTCTCTGCGCGCTTCCAGCCGACGAGCGACCCGAGGCAGAACTGCATCCACCGGACGAGCGTGAAGGCAATCGGCCGGTCGTGCTCGTCGACGTCATCGAGCGTCAGGTAGTCCTGGAAGAATTCGAGGAGTTGCGCGACTTCACCGGGGTCGAAGTAGTAGGGGAATGCCTTCGTGCGCTCGCGTTTGCGATCATCAAGATGGCGCTGACACGCGAGATGCACGTACCGCCCGGCCACGATCCGGCCGTCGCAGACGTCCTCGGCGTACCGCGTGACCGGATCAGCCGATCGGCCGCGCCTTCGTCCCGCGACGGCTGAGGAAGCCTTCGAGCTTACTCGTCGCTTTGCCACGCCCACCGACTTTCGCACGTGCCCGCGTTCCGGCACTGAGGCACATGTCGTTGACGAACTTGCGGTATTGGTCCCATTGCATTCGCGCGTCTTTCCGCGCCTGGCGCCGTTCCTTCCATGAGAGTCCTCGACGCCGCGCATCCTTCGCGGCTTCGATCGCCGCCTCGTAGGCCGCCGCGGCGCCTTCGAGCGTCGGTCCGTCCTGGAGGGTGAGCCGCTGCTCGCCTTCCAGGAGCGCCGCAAGATCCCGCCACTTCGCTACGCCG